AGCATTCAAGTCTTTGCCGAGTGTCATCCAGAAGTTGTCCAAATATAAGTGAATCATATCTGGGGGAACCATTCCACCCAGAGCATTGACAATATCGCCTGACATTGCCACAGCAGTTGCAAGGTTTGCACCTTGAAGCAAATCGTCTCCATAGACCAAGCCAGTGCCTAGTTCATCGAGTGCGTTGATGAAATGAACATCCCAGTTTTTTGTGCGTGGTCTGTGATCATCGCCAAGGAATGCGAAGTGTCGGTATTTGTGAGCATAGTGTCGAGCAGCAAAGTTCAATGGCTTTGCCATTCCCTTACCACGCTTTTCAACCATCAGCACATCGCAACCGAGTTGCAAGTAAGCATCCATCTGAGGCTCATCGTCATCGACAATCACAATCAAGTCTGATTCTGTCTCGGTATCTTCGAACGCCTGAATCAAGTCCACAATGTTCTGTGGTCGATTTCGGCTAGGAACTAGAACAACAAGATTTCTCATTGACGAACCTCATTGGCAATAGCGGCATAAGCACAGAGATCGATGAAAGAATCGTCATCGTATTTGTAAGCCAGCCGAGCCAGTTTCAGCCCTGCCATGCAGAGCGCAACCTGAGTTGCATCAATTTCAATGCCTAGGATGACCGACCAAATCTTTGCAATGCGTGTGTGATTGCGTAGCGGGTCATCGTAGGATTCATTTCTATCATTCATTGTGAGGCGAATTGCCTCGCTAAGAGTCTTCTCTCGATCCATGCAACTTCTCCATCTCTTCAACTGGCTTCAGCTGAGATGGGTGCAATTGGTAATTCCTGACTTCTCTGCCAGGATCCCCAGTCATAATTGGTGACATTCCCTCAAAGATGTCAACCTCGCACCAACCCCTGAAAGCAACTTTTGGTGTATCGGAATCAACTTCATCAACTGAGAGCCAGAAGATGAAATCTGCTTTCCGCTTGATGGAAGCATACTGGGAAACTGAGACACATCTACCCCATTGCTCCCAGTATCTTTCACTCCATGTCTTGACCTCGATGCGCCCCACATTGGTCAAGATGTCAGCTTCTTTGTCCTTGGATGGATCAGAGAAGTCTGCCTCTGGCTCAAAGCCGTTATCGCGAAGCCAGATGAATGCAGCAAATTCGCCGAGATGACCAACGAGGTGGCTGTTCGCTGTGTTCCTGTAATGTCCAGGATTGTTGCGATAGCGCTCGAAAGTCTTCTCGGCGAGAAGTGATGCTGCTTGCTTTGTTTCAGGGTTGAGGGTCAAGCCCTGAATGTTCAATTCCTAATCCTTGAAAGTTGGTTTTCCAAAACCAACAATGAAGACTGGCAACGATGGCTTGATGCCATTGTTTTTCTTCTTGTAGGCTCGCTTCTTTTGGCAGACTTCGCCACCATTGCGCTGATCGCCTTTTTTGTCTGGGCTAGTATTTCCCTCAATGGTTGTGACAGTTCCATCGCCGTTGTTCTTGATGACAATTCCAACATGAGAAATGCGATCTACGCCGTCTCCTGGAAAATCAAAGAATACAAGATCCCCGACTTCTGGAGTTGCAGTTTCTGCATCCTGCCAAGCCTTTGCCTTCTGCAAGGCTGTTGCCCCAGCAAGAGTTGATGTGCAGTCAGGAATTTTGACCCCAACGCTTTTGAAAATGAAATTGACGAAAGCTCCACACCAAGGCTGGTCAGCCTTTTGATATTTGGTGTGATTGTCCCCTGTCTCGATATAGCCAAGCTCTTCACGAGCTGCCATAGCGATTTGATTGCGTTGACTCACTTCTTGTCCCCTTCGGTTTTTGTTGCCTTGCTGAATGCTTCATTGATTTCGATATTGGTCAACTTGCCATCTGCAACATAAAAGCGTGAAAGTTCAGCAATGACATCCATTGTCGCAAGCAAGCCAGCGACTGCTGCTGCTTTCCATACATCAATGCCGAAGATTGAAGCTGCGCCGATTGTGCCAAGTGCGCCAATGACGAATGTGGCAAGGATGCGGAGAATGATGTTGTTGAGGGTTTTCATTGCTTTTCCTTATCTTTGGGATTTCGTAGCGGAAAGGTTGTGATCCATAAGAATGTTGAGATGATGATGGCATAACCCACGACAGTTTTCGCGGAACCAGTCAGCACAAGCCAGGCTGAAAATAATCCAACGAATGTCCAGATTTGATTTGCTAAATCAGAGAGCAGGTTCTTCATTTGATTCTCCTAGTGATAGCCCCTGCGAATATGGTTGCAACAAGAATCTTTTTTGCCTTCTTGCGAGTAATCGGAGACATATCGTTTCCAATGTTGGCGAGTGCGACATAAGCATCGGCAACTGCCTGAGCAGCTTCGCCAACGCCAGGAATGTCGATGTTGATGTCAATCGGTAAGACAGGAACTGCAATATCTGGTGCATTGAAAGTCATGCCACCAGGCTGACCAATAAAAGTTTCAGGCACTGTGATTGCATCAGGTGGAATGGGATCTCCCGAACCTGGTGCTGGCGCTGGTGGAGTTAGGGTTCCATCTTCATTCACAACTTGAGGCTGTGACTGAGTTCCAAAGAATTCAATGCCACCATTTTCCACACCTGGCTTGTCTTGCTGAATGTGAGGTGTCAAAAGGTTGCTTTCGGGAACCTTGGGAATATCAATTGGCAATTGACTTGGATTGTTAGGAATCAAGCCAACAACTACAGGAGGCTCTGGTGCAGGAATAAAAATAGGAGTCGGCTCAGGTGCAGGAGCAGGTGCAGGAGCAGGAGCAGGAGCAGGAGCAGGTTCTGGTGCAGGTGCAGGTGCAGGTTCTGGTGCAGGTGCAGGAGCAGGTTCTGATGCAGGTTCTGATGCAGGAATAGGAGTTGGCTCAAGTGCTGGAGCAGGTGCAGGCTCTGGAGTAGGCTCTGGAATAACCACAGGCTCTGGTGCAAGAGCAGGAGCAGGTTCTGGTGCAGGAGCAGGTTCTGGTGCAGGAATTGGTTCTGGTGCAGGTGCAGGTGCAATCACAACTGGCTCAGGTGTTGGAGTTGGACTCGATGTTGGAGTTGGCTCAGGTGTTGGAGAAACTGTGACTGTCACTGTCTCAACAATTGCTGTCGCTGTCTCAACAATCGCTGTCGCTGTCTCAACAATCTGTGTTGTCTTTGTCTCCACAATCACTGATGCTGTTGATCCATCACTTGAAAATGGAGAAGGCATCGGCGTTGGCACAATTGCAATCTTGGGGATAGAACCAAGGCGAACTTGAACAATTGCGAATTGTGAATAGAGATGCAAAGTGTCATTGTCTGAACGAATGCCGAACTTGAATCTGCGCCCATCAAGAGCGCCAGCATCGGCAAGCACTGCAAATGGCAAGGTGATGGAAGTTGTGGTTGAGGCTACTGCCCTGCCATTTCCGCACTCTTCGCAATTCCAGAAAATTGCATAGCGCTCTGGCATGGCTGTGCTTGTTGATGACTCTGGAGCCTCCCATTGAAGATGAACTTGCTTCTCTTCTGGGTGAACTTCAATCTCAACATTTGTGGGAGCGCCAATAGTCAATTCCTCTGCCATAGCAGGGAAGAAATAGGTTGAAGCGACAATCAGGAACAGTGCGGCAGGGATGCGCAAAGATTTCAATTCTTAGCTCGACTTCCTCACCCTGGATGTCTTGGATTCTGCTTTCGCCTTCATAACTTCAACATCAATCTTGATGATGTTCTGATTCTCAATCAACTGATCGACCTTGTTGATGAGTCCAGTTTGTCCGTCATTGTAAAGCGCATACTCAATGCGACTGAGCTTCTCTTCGATGGCTTCTGTATGAGTCTTGATGGCGTGTTTGGCAACAATCCCCACCCCTGCAAGCAAAGCTGCTGCGACAAAGAAATATGAATAAACAATCGTTGCCGTATCGGGACTCATTTGGTTAGAACCAAGACCTTCACAATCGTTGTGCCAGATGATGTGCAAGCATAGATTGCTGATTCGTGAGTTGAGAGAGTCAATTTGTCACCTGTGTCCATTTGATACCCTGTTGATGGAGTCACATCAGATCCACCAAGGAAGCAAGTTCCTGATGAGCTGTGAAGATACACATTTGTCGCGCCGTTACCCATAAAGACTTGAGTTGGAGTTGTTGTGATTGTGTAGTTTGCAGATGTGACTGCCATGTGGCTCTCCTAAAGGTTGGGGAAGATTAGAGGATGAGTGTGTCTGCTTCAGCTGCTGTCAAAGGTGTGCCAGCAATCAGTTTTGCCTTTGCGGATGCCTTGAGATCGGCGAGCGCGGTGGCGGCGGCATCCTCTTCGGCTTTGCGGGCGGCGGCTGCTACTTGATCCGCTTCCATCTGTGCTACTTCAGCATCGGTCAATTCAATGATTGACTCCACGCCTGTCTCGCAGTTGATTTCGATTCGTGTTGGATTAGGCATTTTTTACTCCATATAGATAGATGGTTGAGTATTGCAGAATTGAACCCGCATAAGGCGTAAGGGTCACGCTAGTGATTGCAGCTGTGTTAGACCATAGAACTGCACCGAGAAAAGCATAAGCCTCCGCACCATTGTTCTCGGTTACTGAATCAGAAGAAATAGATTTATAGTTAGAGCCAGCGTAGTTAGGAATGTAAATACTCGTATTGCTAAATGTGTTAGCAGAAGATGTTGTTCCATTATCTATACCTGCGTTCCCAGTCGAGCCATTATATGAAGCAACAGTCGAACCGCTGCCCTGTAATCGTCTATGAGTGAAGTTAGATGTGCTTCCATTGAGTGATATTAGAAGGTCGTTACCAGTAGTGCCGCCGTTAGTGCGACCTGAGTATTCGATAATAATATCGGTG